ACAAGAGACTAGCGACTGAGTATGGTTGAATGCAACCATCCGTGACTCAAAATGATTTTTACCAAAACAATGCACGGATGTTTTGGACATGACGCTTTTCTGCCCTGCAGATTTTAAGGCAATAAGTGGTAGAGCGAGACCAGGATTGGTGTTGAACCAAAACTGAAGAGGAACATACAAAGTGGTCTCAGGAAGAGCATTACGGGGTGCGCACACTTGACGAGGAGCAACAGAGTCACAAGGACCATCCACCTCTGAAAAAGAGGGGTCTGTGATAAAGGTAAGCTGCGTGGTGTTACCAATCATCTTGAAATAACCACGTTGTTGCTCAGAAGTCATTGTTAGCTGGTTCCAGATATGCATCCAGTCACCATACTGACGGTCAATGCGCTGACCACCAATTTCGACTTCTACTTGAGCAATAAGCTGTTCACCAGGGAAATCCAACCAACGAGCATACACATTGCCCTTGGCACCACTAGCAAGCGAAGCAGTACTACCCATATATTGATTGATCTCAGGAAGAGTCACCTGAAGATAAGTGCGGTAAGCAAGATCACCATTTCGACTGATGGTACATGTAACGCGGCGACCGAAATCCGCCTGGCCATTGAAAGTCTGCTCGATAGACTCAATAGCAAAATTGGTATAACGTCGGTAAGTAACTTTCCAAAAAGTAATCTGAGGATTACCAGTTAGGTAAACATCTTGCGATGTTGCTATCTTGCGATAGCAAAATCCCCATTGTTTCCAATGGGGGCAGAATACACCTTAGGAAATGTCAGGTCTGATTAAAACCTTCATTCATTCCCGAATGCCGTCTACTCGTTGAACCTTTTTCTCTCTATTCCATTCTTCTTTTCCAAAAGAGGGAAGAATTCATCATAAGAAAAGAGAGAAACTTGGCTGCGGATTGTCCAATCCTTTGCGTTTTTACTATGCCATCGATCATTATCCGACGGTATTGCTCTACGTCACCGTAAAACAAGAAGTAGCAAAGGCTCTTAGGAGGTTCCCGCAATTTGACATTCTTGCAATCCTTTTTATTTCTTTTAAAAATCCAAGAAAAGTAAAAAGAATCACTAGCGAGTTATATATTTACAACTGGTGGAAATTGTAAATCGTATATTTACACTGTTTATCTATTGCGGAGATATACGACCCACAATAGCAGCTCACTGTTGGCACCCAGATTGTTTAAGCGCCATAGGCTACGAGTTGCATTAATCCACCTCCCATAGTTTATAATATTGCTAAAGAAAAAATTTTCACTGAAAACACACAATTTTCTTTTTTTGTTATATATCACTTTTTCTAGTATGTTACCTCAATAATTTATTTATGTCAAAATTATCTCTCACAAAAGAATGCAAAAATGATTCTTCAAACACTTCTCTCTTACCTTCATGATTCTTTTTAAAAATAAAAGCGCCGTTGTCTTTTTTAACTGTCCAACCATTGTTTACAGCATTAAACAAGAACAACATTTTTTGAAATTCAATATTTTCTATTTGTATCGTGTCACCCTTTTCTATATTGATTTTAATTTCTTTTTCTTTTTCCATCTTATCTATATTCTTTTTTAGAAAAGTATTTTGTTTGTTTTCCTTAAGCGAGTTTATTTGTTTTTTTGTGCGTATAATATAGAATAATATCATGTCAAATGTGACGGAGTTTACACCTTGTGGTTATATGCGTGTTTATGATCTCAAGGATATAAATGATGCTCCTGCTTCTGCTCCTGCTACTGATAGGAGTACATTTTTTTATTTAAGAGCACAGGTTACTAATACATTTTGTGATAGTGGATTAAAGGGTATTATTTTAAAAATACCTAGAAAAAACTACTTTACATTGGAATATGCTACACCTTCTAAAATATATAAGGATTTTAATACGACTACATTATCTACTGTTGTTGATCCTACATTATCATCTTGGATGGACGAATCCAACAATTTTAATAAACTAGAAATACAGAAAAAGGTAAAACATTATGAACTAAAAGGTGATAAATTATACACAAATTTTATTCAGTCTTATATTGAAAACTCGTATAATAACTGGATTAAAAGTAATCCCGGCAAAATATATCCATTAGCTATCCCAACTTCTTTAACACAAACACAAAAATTTCAAACAGGAGGAGGTAAAAAAACAAAAAGAAAGAGAACCAGAAGAAAAAGACAAAAAGGTGGAAATTTCAATCGTAAAGAAACAGCCAAAATACGAAAAGAATTAAAAAAATTTAAATTTTCAAAGAAGGAAGAAAACACATTGATGGCTGAATTGAACAAGACAGCAACAGAACTTAGTAAAGATGACGGAGACATTCAAATTGTAGGTCAATTAAATGCGATTAGAAAGATGAAAAAAAACGAAGAAGAAAAAAAGGAAGATGTAAGACAATTTGTTGCATCGAGTGTAGAAGAATTCGGGGGTCAAGATAGAACAAACCGTGAATACTCTTCACAAGGCACAATATCTAATTCATCGCAAAATAGTCACTTACATCACTAACATCAAATATTATATAATTTGTTTTTATATATTTAAAAGAAAAACACCAGGGTATATATGCCGACATTCAAACCCAAAACGGTAAAGAAATTAAAGGTAAGCAAACGAGCATCTACAACACTCGATGGGAAACATCGTGAATTCATCAATCAATTTCACAAGGATGAACACGATATCATACCGCAATTGAAGAAAAAGAGAGAAGAAAAACGATTATTATTGTCAGAAAATTTGACTCTCTCTATAGAAGAAAAAATGAATATTAATGACGAAATAGACGAAATTACCAAACAAATCAAAACCACACGTAATAAAAAAACCGACTATTATCTCGATAATTCCAAATATATTTTCGAATACTTTGAGAACAAAAAAAATATTTCCAATGGTTCTGATTCAAACCCCAGCAACAGTAAAAATAAATTAGTAAACGCATTTTTCAAAATTAAAACAGAAGAACATGAAGACAATTCACAGAAAAAAGAGTCCAATATATTTACCAAATATTTGAGCAATATTGATGAATCATTTTTGGATATTCAATCCTTTTTACGACCCACTGACGTCTGTAATAGTTGTTACAAAGGAGAGATGATTCCGATGGAAGATGAAGGAGTTCTCATTTGTAATGTGTGCTCAAAAAATGAAATGTATTTGATTGAAAACGAAAAACCATCTTACAAAGAACCACCCAAAGAAGTATGTTTTTACGCTTATAAGAAAATTAATCATTTCAAGGAAATTCTCTCTCAATTTCAAGGTAAAGAAACAACACAAATACCTATCGATGTTATTGAAAATCTAAAGCAGCAAATAAAAAAAGAGAGAATCAATATTGATAAATTAACATATTACAAAACAAAAGAATTACTCAAGAAATTAGGATACAATAAATATTATGAACATATCAATTTTATCAAAGACAAATTGGGAATAAAACCACCCATTATTACTCAGGAATTAGAAGAAACATTGTGCAATTTTTTTATGGAAATTCAGTATCCTTATGCCAAACATTGCCCTGATTATCGTGTCAACTTTTTACATTATTATTATGTATTGTATAAATTATTCGAATTATTAGGTGAAGACTATTATTTACCAGAGATACCTATGTTAAAAGACCGAGAGAAACTTATTGAACAAGATACAATTTGGAAACGAATATGTCAAGATTTAAATTGGGAATTTATTGCAACAATTTAGTTATATCTTTGAATCATTCGTTGTAGCTACATTGTCATTCGCGTTTGCACCTTCAGCGTCCGCATCATACACTGGTTTACCATCATCTTCATCATCTTCGTTCGTCGCTTTTTTAGAATGTGAAAAAAGGGAACCAACAATTCCTTTAACAAATGATCTTCGCCTATTTTTTCGTGCACGACTACGATTCTTACGAATATATCTAATTATTCCACCTCCCTTTTTCGTTCCTTTTTTACTAGGAAAAGTTCCCTTTGTTATATAATGTTGCACGTAATTACAATAAGAACGTAACAATGAATCATCACGTGGAATATTATTATGTATTTCTTTAATTTTTTCTACCTTTTCATTTTTGTTAAACGTCTTATTGTTGGCAATGTCAAATAGTTTTATATATAAAGAATGTACTCCTTTACCTGCAGAAGCCGGACTACGTAAATGATCCAATTGTTGCAAAGCTGTAATTGGTGAATCTAACAATGGTTGGAATATTTTTGTGGTAATATCAGATATAGACATACTTTTATAATATCATAAGATTATTCTCAAAAATAATATCGAATTCATTCTAAATATAACATTTTTATGCAAGCATCCGCAAACGTGGATTCAATTCAGAATAAAATATTTCTCTCTTTATCTGTTTGCATAAGAGATCATCTTTTATGTTATCAATACTTTGCAAAACATCGTCCAATGAAACTTGGTCTATGTTTCGTATCTTTATATCAAACAATTTCAAAATAGATCGCAATAAACGCAATTGTTTTCTCTCTTGTTCTGCTTTTGCAATTGCAATTTCCTTATATCTTGTTGAAATAAGAACAAATATAAACGATAACAAAATCGCAATAACGTGATAAATAGTAAATTCAAACATAATTTGATGATTTGCTTTTTCAAAAAAAGTATTTCAATTTTTTTCATTTTCTTATAACGAAAAAAATGAAAAAATTATATCACTTGTTTATAGCCCACCGGGGAATCCAACAAGGGTAGAACCAATACCGAAACCGGCGCCTGTTCGTGCAGACACACCAATAGATGGGATATAGGTATCCAGAATACTAAATGTAGCTGCTGCAGTAAGAGCAAGGAGGATAATTTCCTCAATATTCAATGAGCGTTTAGGAATAGCATACGCGGCAATCGCAACCATAAGACCTTCAACGAGATACTTAATAATTCTCTTTACCAGTTCAGCAATGTCAAACATTTCTTATAATTAATAAGAAGAAAAAAATATAATATGCGATAAAAACTTAAAAACTTTTTAATCGATTCTATTAAATGAAACAAACCAAAACGTCTAAACCCGACATTTCATTTGAGAGAAAAAATAATAAGGATGGTAGTATAAATACAAAATACGTGGATTTATTGGAAGAAGACAAACCGATTGCTGGACAAAAGTTTGTATGTGTTTCCTTTGTTTCACCAGAAAAAATTTTAAAACAGAAAGAAGTTTTTTATTTTCAAGAGTTCCTAAAGAAATGGGATTTTTCAAAGAGTATGGAAAAATTTGTACAGTTTCTCAATTTTATAAGTTATAAATATAAACTAACATTTGAAGACATTAATAAAGATTTTCAAGAATTTGTAAAGGAAGAATATCAACATCTGATATCCAGTCGAATGGAAGATGATTTCAAAACATTCGTGGACCAGAATGAGGAAACTTTGGAAAACACATTTAATACAGCGCATCATTTTCAAACATCTACACGTGGATTAAAAATTCGTGGTGTCTATCCCACACAAGAAGAAGCAGAATTACGTTCTAAAATGTTGCGAGAGGTTGACCCCTATCATGACGTATTTGTAGGTCCAGTAGGTATGTGGATGCCATATGATCCTGAGGCATACAAGACAGGACGTGTAGAATACTTGGAGGAAGAGTTGAATCAATTGATGCAAGAAAAAACCAAGAATGAAACTTTTGCAAAAAATGCTTTTGACGAAAGACTTAAAGAAACGAAGAAAAAGGCGATTGAAGAGAATATTCAATTGGCTGAAAAAACGGGTGCTACATTAACACAGACTATTGATGCGGATGGAAATTTAGTAGGTGCTACTACACAAACAATTGCCTTGCAACAGGATGTTGGTAATAACGAGAATATTTCTGTGGCAGATATTCGTTCTGAATTGTTTGAAGGTGACAATATTGTTACTGCAGGTAAAAAAGACCCATTGCCAACAATTGTTGCCATGAAGGACCGCAACTAGATATATTTTTATTTTTTACCAAATACAAAATTATAAATTCGTTGCAAAAAACTTGTCTTGCGAGTCTCTACCTTTGAAGTCTCTACCTTTGGAGGTTCTACCTTTGAAGTCTCTACCTTTGGAGTCTCTACCTTTGGAATTATCTCTACTTCTGTAAATACTTCTACTTCTGAAACAAGTACTTTTTTCTTGGGATGATGTTTCTCTTCCATATCATTTAGTTTTGCCACATTGTGTAAATAAGTCAATCCAGTATCCATCTTCTTGGGATGATGTTTCTCTTCCATATCATTTAGTTTTGCCACATTG